AGGCCCTCGTTGGTGTAGTCCTCAGCCCGCATGATCGCGCGCGCCTCGGCCATGGTGCCTTTCACGGCTGGCACCACGTTCTGGGCCGGATTGGGCGTCTGAGCCGCGGGCGTATCGGCGGCCTTGACGTCAGGCGCAATCTCGGCAAGCCGCGTCGCGGCGTCACGACGTCGCTTGGCGCGCTCCTCGAAATGGCGCTGCACACGCGCATCGCCCTCGGCCGCGGCCTTGCGTTCTTCTGGCGTCGACCGGATGATGGTCGGCATGTACGGATACAAGAACCCGCCGACCTCGTAGAGCGTGTAGGCCGCACCGGCATAGGGGATCGCACGCATGCCGCCACCGCCGATGCGTTTGACCCAGTTCCAGACGGCGCGTGGGCGCGATGCGGCAGCGGTCGTGGCGGCCGTTGCGGCTGCGGTCGGCAGCATGGATGCAGCAGGCCCTGCGCCTTTTGGTCCGCCCTTGTTGAGAGCGTCAGGCGTCCCGATGCGCGAGAGACCACGCAGCGCCGTGAGGCCGAGTAGCGCCGCACCGACCATCCGCAGCGGCGTCACGGCCATGCGGGCGGCGAGACTGAGACCCGTCACCGCGTTCGCGAAGCGCGCCGCGATGAAGCCCGTGATGCCGAGAAACGCCAGTGCCGTGCGAAGGACGCGGAATCCAGCGGCGACGCCTGCGAGCGCAACACCGACCGCACCGACGCCGGCGAGGCCTGCAAGACCGTAGAGGATTGTCGAGACGACCGTCGGGTTGACGGTGCTCAACGCATTGATTGCCGCAGCTAAACCGTCGATGACCTGGATGATGACTGGCGACTTCGCGATAGTGATGATCAGATCCTGCCATGCACCCTGAAGGCGCACGAGCGCAGCGGCATCGGACTGGCTGCGCGCCTCGACGATCGAGCCAAGATATCGGCCATCGACCTTGTCGAGCTTCTCGATCATCTTCTCGAATTCCTCGAAGAACTTGAACATGGGCGTCGATCGCGCCACATGTCGGCCTTCGAGGATCTTCAGCATGGCCGCCGTGTTCATCCCCTTGGCCTTGGCCTCGCGGATAAACTCAACGATGTTGATATTGCCGGTCGACACCATCGTCGCGTTGACGACGGCCTCGGCGATCTCGGCTTCCTTGCCAGCCCACCCAGCTCCGAGCTTCTCGGAAATCATGCGCACGAGGCGGCCCTGCACTTCGGGCGACGCGGTCGTGCCTTCTTTCTGAGCCCTATACAGAATGTCCTGGATCTCGGCCTTAAACTTCCGACCGCCCTTATCTAGGTAGACTTGGCCGCCGAGGAGCGAGTTGATCGCGTTCGTCGCCTTGGTCGCATCGGCGGCCTCGAGGTCGCCCGTCCATTTCGTGCGGTCCATCCCAAGCTGGCTCATCCAGCGAACGCCCTCTTGCGTCGGCTGAATAAGACGATTGCCCCAGCTCTTGAACGACGTGCCGAGTTCAGAGGCACCAAAACCAGAGTTCGAGCCATGCGCAAGCGCACCGAGCACGATTTCAGGTCGCATGCCAAGGGACGCCCACTGCGGCGCGTACTGCCGGACGCCCTCGATCAGGTCCTTCGGACCCAACGCCGAGTCGGCAGCCGCAATGGCCGACTTGGCCGCGACACCCATGAGCCAATTGCGCTCAAAGGCGGCCTGCAGCTTTGGATCAGCGAAGAGACCATCCTTGCCGATCTCAAGGCCCTTTTCCTTGGCGATGGCCGCGATGATTTTCTTGCGCTCGTCCGCATAGTTGCGGAACATGGAGCCAAGGTATTTGGCCGCCAGATCGGCCGGCAGCTCAGAATCGGCCATGCGTAGGCCGAGCGTCGCATCGAGCAGACTTTCAGACTGTGCACCGCGAAAGCCGAGCTTTTCAACCTCGGTTCGTGCGCCCATCACTTCGACAGGCATTAGCCCGAGCGAGCGCGCCTTGTCGCGCATCTCTTGCGACGTGGTTGCAAGCTCCTTCGCCCAATCGGCGCTTTTGAGCCGGATGACCTCTTGGCCATCCTCCATCACTTTCTCGATGTGATCGGGGAGACGCGCGAAGCCGAAGCCCCATTCCTTTTCGCGAAAATCCTGCGCCTGCTGCACGATCGAGCGCATGCCGAACGCGACGGCTGCACTCGTCGCCCGCGTCTGATCGTGCAACTGCTTGCCGACCTCGACGGCCATTTTATAGGGCCGCTTCGAGACGTCATCGAGCGTCTTTTTCAGGCTCTCGATCGTCGCCTTGAGGCCACGCGCATTGCTCGACGCCTGATCCTCAAGTCGAATGACGAGCTTAGACTGCAGGATCGCTGACGACATTGAGCCTTACGTTTCCGTTTCGCGATCGGCGCCCGTGATGCGGCGGGCCGATGCGTACCATTCGAGCGCCTCGGGAATGATCCATTCGAGGACCACCGGAAGCGGCGTCTTCAGTTCGTGGGCGAGATAGGCTGCGAGATCCCGCCAGCGGTCGCCACCGCCTCCATCGCCGCGTGGCTCGTCATCGCCTCCGGCCGCGGCACCGGGCGCTGCGAGAAAGGCGCGAAATACGCTTCGATCTTGGCGATATCGACCAGCGCGAGGCTCTTGATCAGATCGAGCGCAACCCCCGTCAGACGATGATAGAGCATCGCCGACTTATCGGCGTTGCGCGCGTTGCCAAGGCCGATCGCCGCGCCCAGCGTCGGCGCCTTGACGGTGATCTCGGTCAGGCGACGCTCGGCTGTGCCGATCGGATAGTCGAGCTTGATCGTCAGGCTCGGTGGCGGCAGTGGATCGCCCTCAACGGGCGCAGGCCCCGCCAAGGAGGCGTTGACGAGCTCCATGAGCCATTCGTTGATCTCGATGAGATTGACGGGCGCCATGGCGAGCACGGCGTCGACCGACAGACCGCTGAGGCGAGCGACGACGTCGGCGATCTGCTGCATCCCGTCACTGGCCTCGAGCATGGCATCGCGATCGCGCAGCGTCGGCATGCGCAAATCGATGGCGTCGCGCTTCTGGCCGTCCGCATCGATGATCGGCATGTAGAGCCGAAACCGCTTAGCTGGCGCGACGGGCGGTGCGGCTGGCGCAGGTGCGGGCTGCGCGGTCGGCGTCGTCACGATCATTGGCGTCTGCGTCGGCAGCGCCATCGGCGCGAACGCCAACGGCTGCTGCGGTTGCGGCATGAGGCCGCTGATGGGTGTGGTCATGGTGTCCCTCGAATGGCTACGCCGAAGCGCCCGCTACGGCGTTAGAAATGGCGGCCGCCCGATCGCGTGCGAGCGCGACCGGACGGCCAATGGCGTCACGCACGCAACAGCGCGCGATTGATCGCAGCCGTCGTGTCACGGCCGTTGACGCGGATCTGATAAGGATCGGCCGCGAAGATTTCGCGACCGTCTTCGCTGAGCTTGAAGCTACGGCACGCGAGCTCATATTTGGTCTCGTGCTTCTTCGCGCCCGCCTCGAAGTCGTCCATGTCCTGTTCCGTCAGGAAGCCGAAGCCAGAGATCGTGAACGAGTACGTGCGACCGGTGCCCTCGTCGACGGACGCGGCCGCAACGAGAAACGGGAAATCGCGGCCGGGCTCGATGCCATAGGCCGCGATGAGTTCAGGCAGGAGGCCCGTGACCGTGAAGTTGCACTCGGGCTTTTCAAAGCCCATCTCGACCTGCATCGGGTAATGCATGCCGGCGTTGCGCACCTCTTCGATCTTTTTCTTCGGGACCTTGAGCTTGACTTTAGAGCACTGGCCGAGAAGATCCATGCTCGCGCCTTCTGGCGCAAGATAGAGATTGAAGTTGCGCACGATGCGACGCGGCAGCGCCGACGTCTGCGCGGGGAAATTGATCGACATGTCGGATGCTCCTTAGAGTGCGGCGCGCGTTTCGATGAGCTGGCCCGTCGCATCGCTGGCGAGGCGATCGATGAGCAGGTCGTAGGCCTGGATATTGTCCGTCGCCTCGATGACGATGTCTTCCATGGGCGGCGGCGTCTCGTACCTCATGTCGAAGACGATGCGGCCCTGCTGCATCGCGCCCTTGGTGTTCTTGGTCGACGAGACGCGGAAGTTCGACGAGCCCGACATGACGTAACCGCGACGCTCCAGCATCGTCAGGAAGTCCTGCCCGATCTCCTCGAGGAGACGCAGATTGAATTCGGTCATGGGCCGATCGGCCGCCCGCAGATAGGCCGTCTCGACCGCCTCATTGATCAGGTCGCGCGACCGGCGAACGGCCAGGAACATGCCCGACGTGGTGCGATTGCCCCAGGTCTTCCAGCCATCGCCGTAGTTGATCACGGTGGCGACGCGGTTCTGGTTGAGGTAGTTCGTCTGCGTGCCGTAGTGGATCGGCCGCACGGGACCGTCGACGCCAAAGAGCAGCTCATTCGAGACTGACTTGACGAAGCCCTTGTCGCGATCGGTCCGCACCTGCACGCCAGCGAAAATCGCCGACGGCTGCGACGGCGCAAAGGCCATCAGCGCGTTGTCATAGACGTTGAGCGACGGGTCGATCATGTAAAGGCGGTCGGAACCGTAGGACTCGCGCGCCAGGACCGCGGCCTCGTCGGTCGTGTTCGGACCATCGATGAATCCGACGGCGCGGAATTGAGCGGCCACACCAGTCATTTCGTGCGCGACCGGATTGCCGACCACACCGACGATGGCCTGCGCCTGCGCACCGCTACCGGGCGTCGCGGCCGGGTCTTCGATCTCGATCGTGGGCGTGCCCGTGTAGCCCCATCCGGGCTTGACGACGATGGCGCCCGTGATGTGGCCATCCTCATCGATGATGGGTTTCAGCACGCATCCGCGGCCGCCACCGCCGACGACCCGCATGGTCGTCTGGGACGAGTAGCCGATGCCCTGCTGATCCATCGCGACCGAGCGCACGCCATCCGTGGCCGTCGAGCTCGTGAATCCTGGCGCGATGAAGATGCGCGGTTTGAAGAAGTCGGAACCGTAGCCGGCGATGGACGGGATCTTGCGCGCGGCGTTGATGCCCGTCATGGCGATGTTGTCGCCGACGACGTTGGACAGCGTCTCAGCCGCCGACGTGGCCTGCGCAACGCGCGTGACGTAGATGTAGGCGCCGAGCTTCGATGTGCCGCCCTGATCGAAGATCTGCTCGATGGCGCGATAGAGCGTGCCGGCGCGACCGAGCTTCGTGAGCTTCGGCAGATCGGCGGGGCCCTTGATCAGGACGGGCCGGTCGAGAGGCCAAGTCGCGGCGTCGGCATCGGGTGCTGTGCCCGTCAGGTTGATGACGCTGGCGTTGGCGAGGCGGACATCGAGCCATTGGCCCGCCAAGTCGAAGACGCGCGAGCCGTGGTGGTAGGATAGATCGCTCATGGGAGATCCTGGCGGTTGACGATTAGGTGCGGTAGTAGCGGCGGCCGAAGATCTGGCAGGCTGCCGTCATCACCCAGGCGCGCGTTGGGCCGACGCCCGATGCACGCAAGGCCTGGTTGAAAATTGCGTTCGCGACCGAGAAGCGGAACAATCGGCGCGTGAACATGTAGTCATGCAGCACGGCCGCCATCGTGTGACGGCCGAACTTTTGAAATCCCAACGCCTGCGCGATGGGCGGGATCGATGCGAAGTCGGTGCGGAACCCTTGCGGCACCACGATGTTGACCGGCAGTTCCGGATCGAGACTGATCGAGAAGACGAGGCTTTCGCACAGCTCGAACGTGCCATCGGGATAGGGACCGCGCAGCAGCGGCGCCGCATCGAGATCACCCCACGCGATGGACCGTGGCGATTGCTGATCGGTCGACATGATCAGACGTTGCCGTCAGGTCCCGTGCGCGTCGCCATCACTTGCGCGACCATCTGGCCGGCCTGCGTTTTCATGGCGGCAAGCGTTTGCTCGATCGCAGCGACGGACTGGCAGGCGTCAACGGCCTCGTGCGCCGCCTTTTGCATGCCATCGGCCATGGCAGCCGCGAGGCCGTCGGCCTGGGCCCAATAGAGGATGCGCGCGGCCAAGGTGCCGGGCGTCTCACCGCGATTGCGCAGCGTGCATTCGTCCGCGAGGATCTGCACGTCGGCCGGCGAGGCCGTGTCGGCCGCGACACGACGCGCGATGTCCGCCTTGACGGCCCAGGCGGCGAGACGCACGGGGTCGTCGGTCTCGGCGAATTGCTTGCGCATCTGCCGCGCGAAGGTGTCGATCGCGGCGTGCGCGTCGGCCTTCGCGGCATCGAGCGTTGCGGCATCGTTGATGGTGATGGTCTTCGCGTCGAAGTCGACGGCCCACAGCTCGGGCGCACCTGCGGGCAGCGACGTGGCGTCCGTGACGAAGTGTCGGGCGCCTGACGGCACATGCGCGGCGATCATGCGGGCATGGAATGCCTCGATGGTCTCTTCGGGCTGCGCTGGCGCGACCTCGACCTCCTCGAACGTCGGCGGCTGTTGCGGCTCGCCATCTGCCGACGCGGGCGACGGAACGGGCCGCAGCTCGATCTTGGCCGCCACCGCAGGACGCCGCTGGCTTGCGGGAATGGAAACAACGGTCGGCACTGCGCCCGTCTCAATGATGATGATCATGGCTCAAGCTCCAAAGATCGCGACGGTGATTTCGACGGCGTCGAGCGCCGTGCCGTTGTTCCATGCGGCGGCGATCTGGACCGACGTCCCTGTCTTTGCATTGGCCGCACGGCTGATCCCGATGTTGCCCGCGAAGGTCGAGCCGTTGTCGGCGTAGCCCTGCATGCCAGGCACGACGCCATAGTTCGTGTGCCCGAAGTTGTTCGAGAAGTTGATGGTGTAGAGCCCGACGCCGTTCCGCGTCACGCTTGCGATGTTCCCGCTCGACGACTTGATGGCGCCGGTCGCGCCGTTGAAGCACACGAAACCAGCGACGCGCTGAACGGCAGCGGTCGTCTGAACCGTGCTGTCCGGAAACTGGAAGCCGCCCGCCGCGGACTGGATGACGCCATCGTTACGGAGAGGGCCAAGTCCGTAAATGGAGTGACTGGCGTAACCAAGCATGCCGTAGGCAGTGAAGTTGTGATTGAAACCCACAACGCCTGCATGGGCCGCGCTGAGTGAGCGCGCCGTGATCGCATGAGCGCCGCCCGTTTCGGCGTCTACGGCCGACACGCCACTGGCCCGGAACATCGCGCGGCCGTCACGGGTGAGCGTGAGAGGAGTGCCCCGGTGCGTCCCGTCGTTATTGTAGCTGTACCAGATGAGGTCTTCCGTTGCCGTGATTCGCAGCTGCCACCGGGCGGTTCCCGCTGCGCCGCGCCCCACGTGCAGGACCTCAGCGTCCGTGCCTGCCGCCAGACCGAATGACGGACGGAGCCCCCCGGAGACCTGCAAACTCGGCACTCTCAGTGTGCCGCTCAAGGCTTGCAGGGCAGTCGCGGATTTCAGGACCGCATCAGCCTGCACGCTAGAGACTGCCGTCGCGAGCGTTCCAAGCTGCTGCATGATCGCGCTCGTGGCGCTCTGCTCGTTCTGGATGGACGAAACGATCTCAGCCCACGTATCGAAGGCCGTAGGAGCCGTTCCGATGAGATTTTGCACGGACTGCTGCGCGGCCGCGACGGCATTTTGGGCCGCGGTCAACGCTTGCGCTGCTTGCGTCGTCGCCGTAGCGATGTCCTGATCCTGCGCAGCATCCTTTGCGATGCGCGCCTGAATGGCTGCATCGATCATCTTCAACGCATGGCCGACGCGCGCAACATCGCCGCGACGGCCGATGCCACCCTGCGCGAGCGACAGCGTCATCGGGTGAGGCATGGGCAGATTGAGGTGTGCCGTGACCCCGCCGACGTTCCAGTCGGCGACGTTCGTGTTGGTTGTCATGACGGGTCCCGATTACGACGTGATGTTAGGTGGGGCGACGAGCACCGCGGCGCGCAGCTCGCGCACTTCCGGGCGGTCGCGCGGCGTGCCGTTGAGCGTGAGGCGGACGCGGACGTCGTTGGCATTCCAGACGTCGAGCCTGTACGTGCGTTCGGCGAGACCATCCCCCAATGGGGTCGCCTCGACAAACGGCACCACTTGCCACGCAGCGCCTGTTGCAGACGCCTCAACGACAACCGCGCTTGCACCCGGCAGGTTCGCATCGAACGTGACGCTGATTTCAGTGTCGGGCCCGGCAGGCATCGCGCGCGAAATGTAGGTGCCAGTCGGGCCAAGCACGCCGCGCAGAACCTGGATGAGCGGGAACAGCACAGGCGATACCAAGGCGGTGCCGACAAGCTCGATCGCGACAGTCGCCGTCGCCGTCACCGCTTCATCGAATCGGATCGGCTGCCCAGGCCTGACGCGATAGGGCGCCCGGCCTGGAATCGTGACGACGACGGTGGCGCTTGTGTCGACCGTCGGCAATTCGACAGCGGCCAGCACGCAAAGATCGGTGACGCCAGCGAGCGGCCATTGTCCGCAGTCGACCGTCCGCGTCGTCGACGTGAAGCGCGCCGCATAGACCTTGCACGTCAGGTCTTCGCCCTGGTGCACTGTCCATCCGGCCTGCGACGCCGATGTAAGCAGCTCACCGCCACCGTAAGGATTGCCCCGGACGAACCGCTGATTGACCGCGTCGAAGTCGCTGAGGCGCGCAGTCGAAAGCGCATGCAGACCGTCATCGGTCATGAACACGAACGCCTGCAATGCGTTGGCCGCGACGTAGCCTGGCGACCGGAGCGGCACACGCGTCATGACGTCCGTCTCGACGCCCGCAAGCAGCAGAATGCCCTCGGCGATGACGCCCGACGTCGGGCCCGCGCGGTCCGCGTCGCGCAATTGCAGCACGACATGGTTGGCGCGGTTCGCGATCGTCTGAAACCGGACGTCGATCGACGTCACGTGACGCCCGGCCGGCAGGCGGAATGTCTGCGCCAGAGGGTCGGGCTCTGTCCAGATGAGTTCGGACCACATGCGCGTCGTGACGACACGCTGCAATGTGCGGATGTCGATCGAGCCTGAGCCCGTGTAGGCGCCACGCGCCGTCGTGCCGCCGCGTCCCTCGGCGACGACGAGCTTGGTGCCAGCCGGCAGGCCTTCGGGGATCAGGAACGTGCCTGTGATGCGCCCTTGCAAATTGGCGACGGGATTGGGCACCGGCAGGATGCTTACGCCGTCGAATGTCAGGGTGTCGAGAATTTCGCCGACGCCGAAACCGTCGATCGTGTAGGCGACTTGCCGCACACGCAACATCTGGTCAGCACCTTGCGTCCGCGACACCTCGACGACCTCAGTTGTCGTGTCCGTGCGGTTCATCCATGTGCCGCCACCGCGCTGTATCCGGCCCATCTCATCGGGCATGCCGAGGCCTGCAATCGTGTCATCGATCGTGCTGGTAACGTCGGACGTCCATTGCGTGGCGGTCGTGGTCCAAAAGTCGACGGCCGGATCGAGCACAATCGATCCGGGCAGCGGATCGAATTGCTGATACTCGTTGATCCGCTTCGACGACGTGACAAGCGGCTGGTCGATCACCGCCTCCTCGACGTAGGGCAGCAGGATCGGCATCTCAGCGAGCACGCGCGTCTCTTGCGTGACGGCGATCGGCAACCGCAGCGCACCATTGACGATGGCGCCAGTCTGCGAGATCCCCTGATCGCGCATGTCGTCGTCAAGGAAGGGGTCGACAAAAAGCCCGCGCTTGGCGGCCACATCACGATTTGACATGTCCGTGCGCAACCGCTCTTGAGCGACGAGATCGAGCAAATCGTCGACCCGGTCATGCAGCGCCCACAGCGCATTGACGTGATAGGACCGCGCCTGTTGCGGGATGATATCAGGCACACCGCCCCAGCGATTGCGAACGTGCGCGAGCGCAAATAGCTCCTTCGGCAACCGCGGCGGCCAGGGATTGCTGCGCGATGCGAGCCCCTTGACGTAGCCGAGGCGGCCGTCGCGGTCGATCGTGATGGCGTCAATGCGCGGCAACTTGTAGGTGTAGGTTACGAGCACGAGCGAGCCCGGCGTTGCGCCCGTCACCGTGATGGCGGTCTCAGTCGTCACATCCGGCTCGACGATGTCGAGATATCGATAGACGATCTGATAGGTTGAGCCTGGCGCCGGCTCGATTGCACCTGGTCCGTTCGGGGCCCAGCTCACCGCGTCCTGCGTCAGCGTGTAGTCGCGCCCCGCCTGATATGTCGTGCCGCCCTGCGTGATCGAGACGATTTCGATCACCGATTGATGCCACAGAGAATCCGACGCACCGGTGAATGGGCCATGCGTGATGGCCGCATTGACCGTGCGCTGCAGAATGACCTGCTCGACGGCGGCCACCGGACCGGCATTCAGCGGAATTGTGATAATGGTCGGGGCATTGGCCGCAACCGTGTGCGGCTCAGCCTCAACGCGCAGCAGCGTCGGGTCCTCGATTACGTCGTAGCGGCGCGCGACATCGAACCGCCGCTTGTAGCCCCAGACGTTGACGATGCCTGCGGCGATCGAAAACGCCTGCTTGCCAGCGACGAGCCCAAGTGCTGCGACCTCGCAGCCGCGCACGATGTAATGGCCCTCTGACTGACGGTCATACTCGGCGAGCAGGTCGAGAAAATCACTCGACTGCGTTCCGGGCAAAATCGGCACGCCGTCGTCGACGGTATGGACGGGATACCATTCGGGCCCGTCCGTCGACCAAGCGGCCAACACGTGCAGCCGATTGGCGCCTGGCTCACCTTGGGCCCGCGAGTTCGGGATCTCGCCCTTAAGCCCAGGGTTTTCGAGATAGGTCTCGACCGTGCGGGTGATGGAGATACCGACGAGCACACGGCCATCGACCGCGATCGGCAACGTTGCCGCAGCCACGCTATGCACAGCGCCGGCCGCGTAGACCTCGGCCGCACCGAGGCGCACAATGCCCGCGTCGCGATCAACCGCGATCTCGCCACCTCTGACGAGGTGACCGTCTCGGAAGATCGCATCGCCGAGCCGCCGCACCTGCTCACGGGCGATGGCGCCAACGTCGTTGAGATCGTGCTGATGCAGCGGCACCGATTGCGCTGGCCAGGCGACGCCCTGCCACTTGCTGCCGTGCTGATGACGTGAGGGATGGCTCATAGGTCAAGCACCACGCCAAAGCTGTGCTCGGTGTGCTGACGCTCGAGCGGCGGCGTATGTTCGATGGCGTAGATCTTGCCGGCGTTGGTCACCTGCGCCCACGGCACAACGAATTGGCCGACTGGCACGGCGGCATTGATGACGGGATCAAAAACAACAGCCATTTCCCGCAGGGTCTCCGTCGGAATGTCCGTGTAATCGAGACGGATCGACAGGTAGACATGCGCGGTCGGCGGCGCCGATATGGCCCACACCGTGCCGTCGGCGAGACGCACCGGACCATTGGCATCGGGCGTCACATAGGATTGGATGCGCGGACGGCACAGCACGACCGGATCAAGCAAAGCCGTCGCGGTTGCCACGGGATCGGGCGGCGTTTGTCCCCATGTAGGGTTGCCACGCCCCATCGCAATGGCGAGCGGTCGCGACATCAGCCATGTCGCAAGCGCGACGCGGCCGTCATAGGTCGGAATCATGTGCCCTCTTTGTGTCGTCAGGCCCAGTCGGCATCGGACCACTCGTCCGTCGACCAAGCGCCGATGAGTTCGGTGCGGAAGTTCGGTTGACGCGCGACGCGCGTCACGCGCTGCGATGTGCGGCTTGTGTGCAGTCCGCTATCGTCGGCCCAATCGCCATCGCCCCACGCCTCGGTCGACCAGGCCATGGGCGACCGCATCGCGCGCACACTGCGCGTCGATTGCCGTGCAACGCGAATGGCGTTGCCTGCCGTCAAACTGGCGACCCGCGACCGACGCTCGGTGCGGAACGCAATTTTGGGCATTACCGGCGATGGCCCGCCGAGCCAATGGCCAGACCAGTCGCCGATCAGATCTGAGCCGCCGACGTCGCTTGCGTCGGTATAGACCATGCGCTGATCGCCAGCGCGATTGTAGACGCGCACGACGTCCATATGCGCGGGCTTTGAAAGCCGCGTCAGCGCGACGATGGCATCGAGCCGCGCCCGGGCATGGATCACCTGACTCAGCTCGAGCTGAAACAGGTCCCACCATGTGTCGGCGCTCATCTCTTCGATGCGCACGAGAGGCGCCGAGACCCAGCCGAGGGCCATCTCGACCGACGTGGGCGTGCCACGGATGCGCTGCCACAAACGGCCATCGACGATCGCCCGACGCGGATCGGGCAACCACGGCACGACCTCCTCGAGGCCACGCTCGTAGATCAGGAACGGCAACGCCGCGTCGGGCATGTCCGCATGAATGTCGCCAACGCGGGCTGCGGCCTGCCAGAGCCCATCCGGCATCCGGATCGCGCGCTCGCGAATGCGCTGCATCAGCG